TCTTTTGATTCAAGTGGTAGATAGTCGCTGCGGTCAACCCAGATAGCATAGTCAAATACTTCAGTGTTACGCATGGCATGATATTCTTTCTTATTGCGTAGGCCGCAATAGATATCATACGCATTAAACATTTCTCGTCCTAGACGTGCTGGGTCAGGAACATTATAATCGCAGATAGCATTATACCATTCTGCTCTGTGATTATGCCTGTCAGCATAACACTCTTCCTCGTTAGCGTATCCATACTTGTCCTTTAAATTGTTATAGATAAAGAGCTTTGAACAAAACTGACTACTACTTTCAAAACTGTATCCATACTTATCACGAAGTATTTCGCATACAGTATCCTTGCCATGTCTGCCATGACCAATTACAAGTAGTTTAAGTTTCATATGTTAATCCTTTTTTATTATAATATAATAGGATTAAGCATTTGTCAACCTATAACAAATCCATAGCCAACACCGCCAGCAACAGCCATTGCTAGATCGTTTTCAAGTTTTTCCATCTCTTGCTGGGCTTCTGATTTTAGACTATCGCCATTAAGACTAGTGCCGCCACCTGGCCCAATTATTGTAGCAAATTTACTACGAGCTTCTCCGAGCATGTATTTACAGTTTGCTAGTGTATAATCTTTAATCCACTGATATGCTTTATAGTCTTTGTATAGTTCGCTATCAGGCCTATAATTGTAGCAATAAAGCATTACTTCTTCATTAGATCTAGGTCGTTGTAAAATTATTAATTTCTTACTACTTGTATTCCATACAAACTCAATAAAACTACCAAACATACGTCCAACAAGCTCTTGTTGTTGAGCAAAGAAATCGTAAGTTGCTAACCCGCCAATGCCAGATCCTGCTAACAGATATGTATTTGTGTATGCCAAGTTAAATGGTTCAAACAAACTACCACCATCGGCACTACCACCAAGTCTACTACCAACACTGCGACGGAATACTTGTCTTACTTCCATGATCTCTTGAGGTAGTGTATATTCGTTAACATCTGGTGTTAATGCCAAAACAACATAACTTTCTTCAACGCTGTTTTCACTGCGTTGTCTATATTTTGCTAATGACTTTTTTAAAGCAACATCATAATGTATAGGATCAAGTTCAACATCAACCATTCCTCCACCAAGGAATGCGTTAACATAGTCAAATATTTCTTGTTTTTCGGTTGTTATATCGGGCATAGTTTGTCTCCATATGTATTTATCGATAAATACTGTATGCCCAGAATTAGCTTATATAGACCCGACAAAAGTAAAGATTATAATTTTATGGACTCTCGAATTTTCGAGATGTTTACCATCGGCGGAACAGATGTTTTAATACACAAGTACTTAGGACCAAAAATAACAAACGAATTAGATGCGACAGCAGAACAGCCGGTTTACGATGCTGTTAAAGAAACTAACATACAAGATTTGTTATTTTTAGAAAATAGAGATAGAAAATACGATAAAGATATCTATACTTTACGTGGACATTACAATATACAAGATCAAGACTTTGATTTACGTCAGTTTGGATTATTTTTAAGTAATGATACAATATATCTAACAATACATATTAATAGTAGTGTTAGAACAATTGGCAGAAAAATGATGTCCGGCGATGTTATTGAATTACCACACATGAAGGACGAATATGCTGCTAACGATCACAGTTTAGCATTAAAACGTTTTTATGTTGTTGAAGATGTTAACAGAGCAGCCGAAGGATTTAGTCAAACTTGGTATCCGCATTTGTATAGACTAAAATTAAAACAAATTGTAGATAGTCAAGAATATAAAGAAATACTAGACCTACCTGCGGAAGAAGGCAGCAGTCAAACACTTAGAGATCTGTTAAGCACTTACGAAAAAGAAATGCAGATTAATAATGCGGTTATTGCTCATGCTGAAGACAACGCAAAACAGAGCGGCTATAATACTACACAGTTTTACACCGTTAGTGTATTAGACAACGGCGAAGTTGCTATTATTAGTGCCGACTATGATACATTAACAGCAGACGGGACCATAACTGCTGACATTGTTTTTAATACACCCGACAATACAGGATATAAAGGATACTTAGTAGGAGACGGATTTCCACCTAACGGCGCTCCTTTTGGCATCGGATCAGGATTTCCAAGCGGAGCTGCATTAGGAGATTACTTTTTGAGAATAGATTTACGCCCTAACAGATTGTATAGATATGACGGCACCAGTTGGAGGAAAGTTGAAGATGCTGTACGCACATCACTAACTCCAACAAGTAATAGAAATACTCAAAAAGGTACGTTTATTAATAATACAACTGTAAATACGATAGCTGGCGAAGATGTAATTGAACGTCAAGCGTTAAGTAAAGCACTACGAGCAAAGGCAGATAATTAATGCTATATTTTTATGACGGTCAAATACGCAGATACCTTACCCAAATAGTAAGAGCGTTTAGTAATTTTCAATACAAAGACGGTGATGGCGAATTAAGAACTATTCCTGTTTTGTACGGCGATATTACACGTCAAGTTGCTAACGTTATTAGAGATAACAGTGAAAATAAGATTCCTAGTGCGCCTCGTATGGGTATTTACATAACCGGTTTACAAATGGATAGAGCTAGACTAAGTGATAGCAGCTATGTAAGTAAAATAAATTTACGCGAAAGAACATACGATGCTGATTTGGGCTCATATACAGCAGAACAATCAAAAGGATATACAGTTGAAAGATTACATCCAACTCCGTATACATTAAGTGTAAATGTTGACATATGGTCAACAAGCACAGATCAAAAGCTACAAATATTAGAACAAATTATGATGTTGTTTAATCCAGACTTGGAATTTCAAACAACTGACAACTATATTGATTGGACAAGTTTAAGTGTATTACAACTTGAGAATGTTAATTTTAGTAGTAGAAGTATTCCAGTAGGAACTGAAAGCGACATAGATGTTGCTACACTAGGATTTACAGCACCTATCTATATTAGCCCACCTGTTAAAGTTAAAAAGCTCGGCGTTATTACAGACATCATTACCAGCATCTTTAATCAAGATAACGGAACTATTAGCTTAGATGGGTTTAACCCCCCTACAGACGGTGCTACAGCCGCAGCAAACGGTGTAACTGTATTACCCGACGGTACTATTGTAAACGCAGGTTCGGTAGGATTAACAAATACTGTTTCAACCGGAAACGGCAGATTAGACTTATCAAACCCAACTGTTGTAAGTTATAGAAACTTTGATATTACTGTAAGTAAAGAAGCAGCACAACTTGTTAAAAATAAAAAGCTACGTGTAGGCGAAATTAGCTGGCTTAATGTTTTAGAAGCAGAATTGCCCGCAAAATATCAACCCGGTATTAGTCAAATTAGATTAAAACGTGCCGAACTAGTTTCTCCAATTGTTGGAACTTTTGTTATAGATAGTAACGATCCGTTTACAATGAATATTAATTGGGATGAAGATACATTACCTGCTGATTCAGATATTGTTGGGCCTACAGGCACAAAAGGTTCTGTAGATTTTATTATTAATCCTATTACATTTAATCCTAGTACTGTTAAAGTACCTGGTACTAGAGTATTAATGTTAAGGCCAATTGGTTATACAGTTGAAAGAACATTTACTGCTACTACACGAACAACTCGAATTGACACTGATATCGATTATGTTTTAGAAAGCAGTATACCTGGAAGAACCGGCGACGAGACAGTAACTGGGTTTACAGTTTATGTAAATGGTACTCCGGTATTAGCAAGTTCAAGAAACATAGATGGAAAGTTTATTATTGATTTAAACGAAGTACCGGAAATTGATAGTACAATACGTTATGAATTAAACTTAAACGAGTCCGGTGCTAACGCATGGAAAAATGCTAACGGTAGTGATTTCTTAGCTGATGCTAATGACATTGTTGAATGGGATGGCAGCAAATGGCATATTATATTTAATGCTAGTGAAACTTCTAATGTAACATATGTAACAAACTTATCATCCGGTCAGCAAGTATACTGGAATAACTATTACTGGCAATTAAGTGTTGACGGATACTATCCAAGAAATACATGGGAAATTAGTTTATAAAATAACTATTATTATGAACAAGATAGTATGTAGTGGAGCATTGTTTTATGCTCTAAATTCAAAACGATTTCTATTATTACACCGAACTAAAGGAAAGAGCGGCAATCTCTGGGGATTAGTTGGAGGTACTACTGAAGAGTGTGAAACGCCTTGGGTTGGTTTACAGCGAGAAATAACAGAAGAAATTGGATCTGTTCCTAATATTAAAAAGACGGTTCCTCTTGAAACATTTGTAAGCACTGATGAACACTTTAATTTTCACACATATCTCTGTGTTTTAGAAAAAGAATTTATTCCTGTATTAAACGACGAACACGACGGATACGCATGGGTTAGTTTTGGTAAATGGCCAAAGCCGTTACACAATGGATTAAACAATACATTGCGTAACAAAGCCAATTTACATAAATTAGAAACTGTTATTCGTCTAGTTGATATGATAGTTTAAACTGTTCGTGTAACCAATTGAAATCATTGATCTTTTTAAGCTCATCAATATTGCCTTTGTTAACAGTACCATAAGCACGTCCGGCTATTGCACCGGCAATAGCAGCTTTACCAAACGGTTTGTCAGCGCCGCGCTCACACCAAGCATTTAATCTAAATTCAGTTTCTTCATCTTTTTGTCTATCAATAATACGACTTGATAATTTTACGCATTCTCTAAATCCACTACGCCACGCACTAAAGTCGTCTGTGTTAAACGCTGTAGTATTACTCATACGCTCAATACCTTTAAACTTATTACTGATGCTTGTAGTCATATCTGTACTGTTTACATCAACATCTCTTGTAAGTTGCGTAGGCAATAGTTTAACGCCACCGTAGCCGTACACTAAACTGTTAATAGGATTAAAACTGCGCCAAACGTGTACAGTTTCTTTTCCATCTAAGTCATAGTGAGCAACTTGATAATCAAAGTCAAAATCATCAAGTATTTGCGCATCGCCGTCTACTACCCAAAACAGTTCAGTACTGACTAGTTCAGCAGCAGCCTTGTGAGCTTGGTGAATTCCTTTAACTCCATGTACACGTTTAGCGTTTGGATAACGGTCAGTTAATAACTTATAGTTGTTGTCTGCGTTTGGTTCATTGCTACTAATAAACACAATATCAAACGGTTTGGGCATACTTGAAATTGTATTGTATTCTTTTTTAATAGCAAAGAATCTATAATCAATTTCTCTTTTGCTGATCGAAACGTTTTTACTTACAAGTGATATACCGTCATAGTATTCGCCATTTTTCCAAACATGGTTTATTTTACGTTCGTATTGGTTATGATGACTAATATAAAAATTCCAATCAAAGTTGTCATTTTCAATAATATCATTATTTGTTATCCATAACATATCTGTAGTGCTAGTTTCTTTAGCACGTTCAAAATCTTCATAACTGCTGATTGTAAACTTATCATACGGCTTTGGCGTACTGGCAACTATATTCCATTCTTTCTTTTTGATGTAAAATCTGTGTTCAACTTCTTTTTCACTAACTAATACATGCTTACTAAACAACACAATACCATCGCGATGTTCACCGTTTAAAAACACATGAGTCATATGTCTGTCATATTGATTATGGTGACTAAAATACATATCAAAATCAAAGTTGTCAGCAACAATTACATCACTAGGAACACTCCAAAAAAGTTCACTCTTAGATTCATATAATGCGTTGGTATAATCTTCATAACTATCTATTGTAAATATATCATATTTTACAGGATTACTTGCTACAAAGTTATGTTCTTTTTTATTAATAAAAAACTTATGTTCTATTTCTTTTTCACTTAGTTCAACAGCGGTGCTATGTAATACAATGCCGTCGTAGTGTTCGCTATTTAGAAACACATGTGTTATATTACGGTCAAGTGCTTCCATGTCATCAAAGTATCTATCCCATTTAAAATCTTCTGTTGCTACTACATCGCTAGGAATTCCCCAAAACATATTTGTTTCGCTCTGTTTTTTAGCATCTTTATAGTCTTGATAATTGTTAATTACAAAGCGATCAAACTTTCTAGGATTACTTGCTACAGTAGGATGCTCAATACGATTTGCTAAAAATCTAAATTCAATTTCTTTTTTTGCTACAAACGATTCTTTGCTATACAAGACAACGCCGTCATACTTGGTTCCGTTTAGCCATACATGATTTGAATTTAATTCACTGCTACCTTGTGCGATAGTAAACTGAAGATTAAATTCGTCAACTACAGTAACGTCTTGTGGTATTCCCCAAAACATATTAGTTGTACTAGTATTCAAGGCATTTAAATATTGTTCATACGAATTGATTTCAAAACGATCGTACGGTTTAGGATTACTTGCCATAATCCGTACTTCTTTTTTATTAGCGTAAAATCTATGAGTTAATTCGCGTTCAGTAATTTGATAATTTTTTGGAAATAACGCAATGCCGTCGAGTCTATCAATATTGCCGTTGCCAAATACGTGAACAAAGTCATGACTCCATTCATCTGGTTCGTAACTAAACTTAAACGTATCTCGCACAATAGTATCATCGTAAATTACCCAAAACATATCTGTGTAACTTTGAGATTGTGCTTGTTTGAATGTATCAACTACTTGAATATTTTTAATTCTGTCTTTGACAGCATTGTAGGCAGTCTTGTCATTGCCAATATAAAAAATATCAAACTTGTCTTTGCTTTTGTAAACATCATACTCACTACAAATATAGGCATGTTGACGTATAGGATACTCGCCCGGAACAGTAGGAACAAGTCTTACTTTATCCCAACTTTTAACTTTACGACTTTTTTTGTAAACGTATGGAAACGCATGAATAGACGGTGCTTCATCTGCTTGTGGTTTAAAATACCAAGGAAAGCTATCATACGTTGTTATGCTATCATCTACTACCCAAACGTAATCTGTTTTTCCGTAGTATTTTGAAATGTCTAAATCACTATGTATAACAGGATACTTTTCAAAAATATGATTCTTTAAAAAGTCTTGACCATTATGTATCGGAGTTCCGAAACGTTCAAATCTATCAATTGCTTTCACAGTATGTTTGCCTTTGTTCCAAAGTGTGCTAGTTGTATATCGGCATCAATCCAAACATCAATATCGTGATGATATGCCTGATTACAAAAATAAATGTCTTCGCCGCTAAATGTATCGGTATCTTTGTTGTATTCGTGATTATACCACGGCTTTGGTAATTGTTTATAAACCTCTGCTTTAACAAGCATACAGCCCATACCTACTGCCCAAATTTTATGTAACCCTGCTTTAGCATCTAATCGTAATTCTGTATTACTAGAATCTACAAATGCTACACTTCTATATGGAGCATAGCGTGTGCTATAGTTACCAGCAACAATATCTTTATTGTGTGCTAAAAACTTTTCAACAACATTAGGAGGAAAGTGCATATCGCTGTCAAGCCAAAGTAAATGTGTTGCTCTGTGTTCAAGTGCTTCGGTTGCTAATTGATTGCGAGATTCGGCGATAACACTTCCACAAACAATATGTAATTCAAAGTCAACAGAGTTTGCTGTAAGTCTATTTGTTAGATAACATAGACTGCGAGCAAACCCTGTATGAACTTGATCACGGGCAGGAACACATATTCCCAGTTTCATATTAAACCATTGTGTTTGGAATAGTTTCTGCGTTTAGTTCTTTTTCTGCTTCAACAGTTTGAGCATTTAATCCACGAGCTGTGCTTGTAGCAACTTTAACTGCTTCTTTAAAATCGTCAGCACCAAGTCCGGCCATTGCTAACATATTTTCAGGTTGTACTTTACCCAGTGTAAGCAAGTCGGCGCCGGCCCAGCGTCCAATTAATTGAATCCAATGATAGCGATCGTCATCTACTGGGATATCCATTGCTTCAATAGCAGCTTCTGCTTCTAGTCTTAGAGCATCATCGAGTTCGATCATACTTAATACTGCTAGTTTTCT